ACAGTAAACCAAATGGTATAGGTGTGCATAAAATTTACAATTACATATATACAGGATTAAATGTCGATGTGTTGGATTTTAGATTTAAATTTAGCACTGCATTTTTGCAGACAATGACAATAGGCACAGGTAACATTGCAAACAAACTACCTGGTGGTGCATTTGCTCCTCAGATTAACTCAGTACCACAACCTAAAGAAGGTGCTATAAACAATTCACAAAATACCAAACAGGAAAGAGCAAAAGATCTTTTCAGTACAGTGATGTATCAAGGTGTTGACCTTGTGGATTTGGATTTGACTATAATTGGTGATCCTGCATACCTTCCTACTGCTGATAGTTTTTGGATGGACAAAGAGTACAGAAATCAAATGTACACAACACCGTTTATGCCAGACGGTACTATAAATTATGATCTTACACCACCATATGTGCAGGTAAATTTGAAAACTCCTATTGACTATGATGAAACAACTGGATTAGCAGTACCTGGAAATAATGGCAAATACACAGGCAGTGAATTTAGTGGTGTGTATCAAGTAACAAACATAAAAAGTACTTTCAGTGGTGGAGTGTTTGAACAAACACTTACTGGATTTAGAACAAGAATGCAACCTGTACAGCAGGGTGTGGCCAGAGATTTGTATTCAGCACAGTACAACAGTCAGTTTAATGCACAAGGCAAAGACAGTTTGTTAAGTACTATATTCAGTAACATTCTCAAAAATAATCCAACATCTCCAAGTGTAAGCACTGGCAGTAATGTTGTAAACACAATCACTGGTATTATCACTGATACACTTAACAACAACAATTCAACAGAAATAAGTCAGTCTAACAATGTTGACACCAGAACTGTATTTGTAGATGACACTGAAGTTTTAGCAAATGGAAATATAGACAGATTCAATAACAAAGATGTAGATCCAATCGACTGGATAGTGGGGTAAAATATGTCAGAATTAAACATAAGTGCAGTTGGCAGTAAAGGTGGTGACAGCGCCTTTCAAAAAGGAACTACCCGAGGCCAACGTCAAGAACATGGTATTGTACTAGGTATTGTAAAGAGCAACAGTCATCCTAGTAGAAGTGGAATAATAAATGTATTTGTGCCAGAGTTTGGTACAACAGGAGTTAGTGGTGGCAAGAAACTAGAAGAAGACAGTAGCCAATGGAGGCAGGTGCAGTATGCAACACCTTTTTACAGTAGAACACAAACTATTGGTGATGCCAATAATGCATTGAGTGTTAAGAATACAGCAGGTTTTATATACCCTTGTCCAGACATCGGCACCACAGTGCTCTGCTTTTTTCCACATGGAAATGATGACAATGGCTTTTGGTTTGCCGCTGTGCCTGACACATATATGTTACAGTCATTGCCTGAGTCATCAACATCAGATAATTTAGAACCCAATTCATTTGGATTAACCAGAGGAAAAAAAGGACCTGCACTTGACTACAATGATTTGGTTGAGACAGGAAATAAAAATGCAGTTGGTGATTTTCTAAAACAAAAAAGACCTGTGGATTTTTTTACAGCACAACATTTAAAAGTTCAAGGATTAGATCAAGATGAACTTCGTGGATTGTCTACTAGTTCTTACACCAGAGAAACTCCTAGTGAACTGATTGGACTTACATCAAAAGGTAGGCGTGTTGATACTAATACCAGAGACTTAACTTCTTCACCAACGGTAAAGTCTGCACTAGAAAATGACGCAGGTACAATCAGTGACCCTGAACTTTTGACATTACCAAAATATCGTAGAAAAGGACACAGTTTTGTGCTTGATGATGGTGATGTAGATGGGAAATCAAATCTAATCAAACTCAAAACCAGTAAAGGTCATCAGATAATATTAGACGACACAACTGGATTTTTATACATCAACAACAGCAACGGTACTGCATGGATAGAAATGGCACCAAATGGATTGACAGATGTTTACAGTGCCCAGAGTGTAACAGTAAGAAGTAGAGATATAAATTTTCACGCAGACAACAATATAAAATTTCATGCCAAAAATCAAATGCAATTTGTTGCAGAAAACTACATGCATGTTGAAGGATCCAAATTACTCAACATGTACACTGACGGAAATGCATTTTTATTTGGTGGAAGAGGTATAGATGCAAAAAGTGGCGGTAGTGCTAATCTAGAAGGATCTGCAACTGTAAACGTCAAAGGTGGAAGCAGTGTTAATATTGATGGTGGGTGTGTAAGTTTAGGCAGTGGTGCTGGCCCGGCAGCCAAACAAAATAGGGCATCAGAAAAAGCACTACAAGACACACAACAAGACAGTCAAGGCTTTTGGATAGGAAACAAAGTAACATCTTCAACAGTTGATAGATTAACAACACATGAACCTTTTCCATATCATGGAGAAGTATCTCAATCAACAAATGCAGTGGTAAGCCCAGTGGTCAACAACACTTCACAGTACAATGTTGGGATCAGAGAAGGTACACAACCTGACGTAAAAGATGATGGAATCATAAAAACGCTATCGGCTTTCAATGCAGAAGAAATTGACCCAACAAGTTTTATTAAACAACCTACTGCTGGTACTGGAATAGGAAAACTAGGTTACAAGGCAGTGGATGCTGTGTTAACAGGATTTACTGAAAAAGTTGGCAGTGCATTCAAGTACACCAGTGTAGAACCAGATACAAACGCACTAGGCAAATATGCGTTTACAGCCAAAGATTTAATCAGCAAAGGTTATGTTAGTCCTGAAGTTATATACAACAAAGAACTAGATAGTCCACATGTATGGAAAGGCAAAAATGGGATCAACAATAAGTTTGATTTTTTAAACAATTCATTTGAACAAGAAAATTTAATAGTGCAAAAAACAGTTGATGTTTATCAAGAATGCTACAACAATGGTAGTATACAAAAAGATGACAGCAATGATTTTATAGGTGGAATGTTAACAGTTGCATTGGGCATTGGTGCTAATGCCGCCAAAAAATACAGAGAAGGCGGTAGTCTAAGTGAAGCATTGATTTCAGGTACAACCAGTTTTGCTATTGATAACGTTGACCAAGAAGCAAGTAGCCTTTTCCAAAAGGGTTTGAGTGCGATTGCACAAGTTGACCCAATTACTGAAGTACCACCTGGAGCAACAAGATTTACAGGAACTTACAATGAAAAAACACAGAGACTTGTCAACATCAATGGACAAACTTATGTGGTAGATATTAGACCAAAGAGAACAACATCTGGTGGTAGTAGTGGTGGAGACAACGACTTCGGTCCAGGACAACAAGGTGGTGGCTTAGGCGGAAACGAGTTTGGTGGTGAAGACAGTGGCGTTGGACAAGGCGGTGATCCTGGTGGAATAGGAGGAACATAATGACAACATACAGAGGATTTAACACAATAGGTAAAGATTTTGGTGCTGTGTCTATCAGTGATATAGAATTGGTGAAAAGAGATCTATTAAATCATTTCAGCATTCGCAAAGGTGAAAAACTGCAAAATCCAAATTATGGTAGTAGTATACATGATCTAATCATGGAGCCATTGACTGAAGAAGTAAAAAGTTTAATCACAGATGAAATTAACAATGTAATCAATTCAGATCCTAGAGTTGTTGCACAGGGTATAATCATAGATGAATTTGCAAATGGTGTACAGGCACAGGTCAATTTATTGTATAGATTAACAGATCAAACAGAAACAATGCTGTTTACATTTAATAAACAAGATGGCACTGTGTCATAATATACTGTTATAATTTACATAATAAATATAAAATAGCATAGGATTTACTGATGGCAATTACAAGACAAAGCAATTTATTCGCAAGTGAAGACTGGAAAAAAGTTTATCAATCTTTCAGAGATATAGACTTCCAGAGTTATGATTTTGAGACCATAAGAAAAAGTATGGTGGACTATCTCAGAACATACTATCCAGAAGATTTTAATGACTTTATTGAGAGCAGTGAATATATTGCACTTGTAGATTTAATTGCATTTTTGGCTCAAAGCACAAACTTTAGAACAGATCTTAATGCCAGAGAAAACTTTTTAGAGACTGCAGAAAGAAGAGATAGTGTACTTAAACTTGCAAGGATGCTTTCTTATTTCCCTAAAAGATCACAGATATCCAGAGGTATATTAAAAATTACAAGTGTTGCCACAACAGAAAGTGTGCTTGACAGCAACAATGTTAATTTAAGAAACACACCTGTATTTTGGGGAGACACTGCTAATCCTGACTTTTTAGAACAATACACTACCATACTGAATGCGGCTTTTGTCAGCACACAAAAATTTGGAAATCCTAGTGCCAGCAAAACAGTTGCAGGTATAAAGAATGAAGAATATCAGTTGAACCTAACTCCAAACACTATTCCAGTATATGGATTTACATCAACAGTCAGCAACAGAAGTTTAGACTTTGAACTTGTGAATGGCACATACAGCGGTGAAGACTTTTTGTATGAATCAGCACCAAAGCCTGGAAATACATTTAATTTGATTTATAAAAATGATGGCAGAGGATTTAACAGCATCAACAGTGGCTTTTTTATGTATTTCAAACAAGGAGTACTACAGAGTGTTGATTTTAACGTTGATGAAAGTTTACCCAACAGAGTCGTCGAAGTAGATGTCAATGATATTGACAATAACGATGTATGGTTATACAGTATTAACAGTGCAGGCGATGAAGATGTTAAATGGACAAAAGTTCCAGCAGTAACTGGTACAAATGTAATTTACAACAGTTTAAGTGAAACAACTAGAACACTGTATAGTGTAAACAGCAGAGCCAATGATCAAATCAGCCTTGTGTTTGGTGATGGTGTGTTTACACAAATTCCTGTAGGAAATTACAGAGCATATTTTAGAACAGGCGTAGGACAAACATATAAAATACTTCCTGAAGAAATGAATGATGTAGAAATAAGCATTCCGTACATCAGTCATGCCAATCAGTTAGAAACATTAACAATTACTCTTAGTTTACAAACAACAATCAACAACGCAACAGCAAGAGAAAATTTAGCAGACATCAAAACAAAAGCACAGCAACAATACTACACACAGAATAGAATGGTGACTGGTGAAGATTATCAGATTATGCCATTTACCAGTTTCAGTGATGTATTGAAAAGCAAAGCAGTCAATAGAACTGCAAGTGGTGTCAGTAGATATCTAGATGTTAGAGATACAACAGGCAAATACAGCAGTACAAATATTTTTGCTGAAGATGGCATATTTTACAGAGAAGAAATATTAAAAAGTTTTAATTTTACTTTTGTCACCAGCAGTGATATCAGTAACACAATCAGTACAAATATTGAGCCTGTAATACTTAACAACGAAACTAAGCATTTTTATTATAAAAATTTCACAAGAATAAACACCAGTGCATTAAATTATTCATGGAATCAAACCACTAAAACCACAGGCACTACCACAGGTTATTTCAAAGGTAGTGATGGTGGTGTACAACAAGTAGGTGGCTTCACCAGTAGCAACATGAAATATGTTAAAGTTGGAGCATTGGTTAAATTTACAGCACCATCTGGAAAAGTTTTTGATGTCAACAATAATTTAATAACAGGAACAAGTGGCACTGTGAACACAAAAGATTATGTATGGGCAGGAGTTAGTGCAGTAGTTGATGATGGTACCAATCAAGGATTGGGAAATTTATCAAATGGTCTAGGACCAATAACACTAAGTGAAGTCATACCTAGTGATGCTATAATCAGCGAAGTTATTGCTCCATGGAATACAACACTAAGTTCAAGTGTTAAATCTAGCATGATCACAAATATCAGTGAATATAGAACTTTTGGTTTACGTTATGATGTAGACACACAAGAATGGGCAATC